TTTACAGTTGAGAATGATAATGGTACAGATTTTAACCTTACAGGATATACAGTAGCAAGTAAGATAAAGAAGCATTATACAAGTAGCACTGCTACTAGCGTAACTGCTGCAGTTCTAAGTCCCGCTACAAGTGGGAGAATACAACTGTCTCTAAACAATACCCAGACCGCTGCTATGAAAAGTGGACGGTATGTATATGACGTCGTAATAACTTCTAACACAGGACTTAAATCAAGAGTCTTAGAAGGTTCAGTAAGCGTACTTGAGGGAGTAACACTTTAAATGGCAAGACTAAGATTCGGAGACCAATCAGTTCCAAGAGTCACCCGTGTCGCAACAGGCGGTGGTGGTGGAACCATTGGTGGAATGTCAGATGTAGATTTGACAGACACATCACAAGGAGGACTAGCAGATGGTTCAGTACTTGTGTATGATCAAGCAGCGACAAGATTCGTTGCCACAAATGTATTAAACAACATAACAGTAAATGGGGGTAGCTTCTAATGGCATCCAATATTCTAATAAAAAGAAGCACAGGCTCAGTCGCACCAGGCACTATTACCTTTGGTGAACTTGCTGTAACTACAGGTGCTAATGGAACTCAAGCAAACGCAGGAGATCGTATATTTGTCGGAGACAATAACGGTGCTGCACAGGTTGTAGGTGGTAGATACTTTATGGACATGTTGGATCATGTTCACGGAACACTTACAGCAAGTTCATCTGTCATAGTAGACAGCAATTCAAAGATTGACGTATGGAACGTTGATGATATTACCCTCAATTCTAATATCATTACAACATCCACTACTGATGCTGACCTTATCTTCCGTGCAAATGGCACAGGTAAGTTAGTAATTGAAGATGGTCAGGAACTAGAGTTTGGAACTACAGGAGATGTAGAACTCTCATTCAATGACTCAGATGCAGTTTTAGACATCAAGCGAGTAACAGGAACCCCCGACTTGCGTATCGCTGATGATATGAAACTAAACTTTGGTAATACAAAGGATGCTTCTATCAGATATGACGAGACAACCTCTGACAAGATCCAAGTAGAAGGTGCAGACTGGAACTATGGTACTGGTGTCCAAGTCAATATTGCAGACACTACAGACGCTTCTAACGTTGCTACAGCAGCATTTACAGTTGCGGGTGGTCTTGGTGTCGCTGCAACTGCGTACATCAAAGACTTGAATGTAGATGACAATACTACTATCGGAACTGCATCTGGAGACTCCCTAACAGTTAACTCAACAACTGTTTTCCAGAATCAAGTTACATTTAACGGAACCACAAACATTGCGGGTAATACATCTCAGACTGGTAAGATTGAGATTGATAACCTTAAGTTAGATGGTAACGTCTTATCTACTATCAACTCTGTTCAAGAATTGATAATTGACCCTGATCCAGCAACTGATGCTGGTGGTCTTGTTATCATCAAAGGTGACCTACAGATTGATGGAACTACAACTACAGTGAACTCTGCTTCAATGTCAGTTAACGATCCTACAATCGAATTAGGAGATCCAACAACTCCCGTTACACTGACTGCATCAGCAGCTGGTGGACAAGCAGACGTTGTTGTAGATGCTGTAGATCAACTACAAGTTGGTGACGCAGTTACTTCTACAGTGACTGGTATCGCAGGGTCAACTGTTATTAATGCTATCAACGCAGGAACTAAAACAGTTACTTTAAGCAATAACCTTACTCAGACAATGGCAGCTGGTTCTGTTCTTGTCACAGTAAGTGGTGCTGATGATGCATTAGATCGTGGTGTTAAGATCCACTATAATGCTTCTGGAACTAATCAGTTTGGTTTCTTCGGTTATGACCGCACAGGTGGTGCCGATGGAGCTGGTGCATGGACATTTATTGAAAATGCAACAGATAGCAACACTGTATTTGGCGTCACAGGAAACCGTGGAACAGTTGTATTGGGTGATCTAGAACTAGATACTGATCTTCAAGTGGAGTTTGGTGGTACTGGAGTATCAACATTTACTGCAAATGGTATTGTCTTTGGTAACGGAACAAGTCCAATGTCAATAACTGCTGCAGCAAACATGGGTGCACCAGGAACTGGATCTGATGCGACAACATCATATCAGGTATTGACAGTAACATCAGCTGGTGTGCCTGTATGGACAAACACTATCGACGGTGGAACTTTTTGACACTTAACTAATCATGAACGCACAAATTGTTATTTCTACATTACAAAAGAAAATTTCTGAATTGACACTGATAAATGTAATGATGGAAGCACAAATAGCTGACTTACAAAATCAGTTAAATAGTATGAACGCTGAACAACTAACTGAGAATGCTCTAGATGGCAACGAGAATCAAACTAAAGAGATCGACGACAGCAGCAGTAGTCCCGACGACTTCTAATTTAGAAGACGGTGAGATAGCTCTTAATATAGCGGATAAGAAGCTATATGCTAGAAATGGATCAAATATAATAGAGGTAGCGAACCAGAAACCCAACACGGGTGAGGTCGTTACTAATATGCTGTCTACTGACATTACAAATGGTCAGGGGAGCACTTATTATGTTGCTTCAGTAGGTTCAGATAATACAACTCTTGCAAATGGTGGTGCTGCGGGTAAGCATCCAGATACACCATTTTTAACTATTACAAAAGCATTAACAACTGCAACTTCGGGAGATACAATTTTAGTTGCACCAGGAGAATATCAGGAAGCATTCCCAATGACAGTTCCTGATGGTGTAACATTACGTGGAACAAATTTAAGATCAACATCTGTAAAACCAACATCAGTTACAAATAGCAATACTGCGTTTATACTCTCTGGTGATTGTCACATTTCAGATTTAACTATCAAGGAATTCTTCTATGATAGCAGTAACGACGACGGATATGCATTTGAAGTAGTCTCTAATATGAACTCTACACAGAGTCCATATATCGAAAGAGTTACAGTTAATACAAAAGGTAGTGTAACTTCTGGTTCAGATCCTTATGGATATGCACAAGGAGATGCAGGACGTGGTGCTAAATTAGATGGTGCAAATCTAGCATCTGCATCACAACATGGTTCTGTTCTATTCAATGAATGTACTTTCATAACACCTAATCAGATTGGTTTAAAAGTTACCAATGGTATGCGTGTAGAGTGGTTGAATTGCTTCAACTATTTTGCATCTATCGGTATTCAAGGTATTCAAGGTGCTACTGGTAAGTATGGCACAGGTAATACTAGATTAAAATTAGGTGGTGTTAGTGGAACATTTAATACAAGTGAAGTTGCATATCAGTTAGAAAATGGATTCCAGTCAGGTGTGTATGCTCGTTCTGGATCTACAGTCACACTCACAAGAGCTTCACATGGGTTAGTAACAGGAGATTACATCTACGCAGACTTTATCAGTGGTGGTGCTACAGATGGATTTTATCAAGTCACTTTAGTAGATGCTAATAATGTAACCTTTACATCAGGTTCTGGTACAATATCCTCAAGTAATGTAACTTACAAAAAAGCAGTTGGTCGTGGTGTAGTTGCTAGTAATGATGGAACTTATGTATTCATCACAGGAAAAGGAACTGGAGAATTTGTAACCACAACAAAACCTGCTAAAGTAACAAGTAGATTTGGTGACTCACAGTTAGATACAGCACAAAAGAAGTTTGGAACAGCATCCATATTATTAGACGGAACAGAAGATAACGTAAAAGTCCCAACTGATGAGGACTTTGGATTTGGTTCTGCAAACTGGTGTATAGAAGCATTCATAAGACCAGGCAGTGTAACAGGCACACAAAGAATATTTGATCTCAGAGATGCATCTGCTACAGATACAGCACCTACATTGTATCTTAATGGAACAGCATTACATTTTGCAGTAGGAAATACATCACAAATTAACGGTGGAACATTATCAACTAACACTTGGTATCACGTTGCTGTTGCCAGAAATGCAGGAACTACAAAATTATTCTTAGATGGAACTGAGTTAGGAACATATACAGACGCTAACGACTACGGAACTACAACTCCTGTCATTATAGGTGCAGACTATCAAGCAACTCCATCAGAAGCATTCAACGGACATATTGATGAAGTAAGGATCAGTAAAGGTTCTGCTCGTTTTACTGCAGGATTTACTCCTACAACAACCGAATATAGTTCTGACTTGAATACAGTGCTATTGCTCCATGCAAACGGTACAGACGCTTCTACGACCTTTACAGACGTCTCTGGTGGAACATCTGACATTAGATCTAGTGGTGGTGACTCTGCTACATCTGTGACTACGGCAGACTACTCAGCATTCGGTGCTGAAGTTCGTGCAGTTGCATCTGCATGTGTATATGGAACTAAAGGCGTACAGGCAGACGGTTCTGGTGTAAAACTTATTCTTACATCGCATAACTTTGGATATGTTGGTGCGGGTTCAGATTATACTAATGACCCATCACTTGCTGTTCAAAATAATGAGGTAGAAGAACTAAACAGTGGTAAAGTATTATATTCATCAACAGACCAAAACGGTGACTTCCGTGTTGGTGATGCATTTGCTGTTGATGTATCTACTGGTAATGTATCTTTCCAAGCAACATCTACAGCTCAGTCTGCTGCAAACATTACATTAAGTGATTCAACTGGTACTACAAATATTTTCCCTGCATATATTGAGACTGGTAATTTAAGAATTGCGGGTAACAGCGTAACATCTACTACAGGTCAGGTAATTGTTGACCCTGCGGGTGCAGAAGATTTCGTTGTTAATGCTGAGACAATTGTTAAGGAAGCAATATATTTTGATGTTAATAAGTCAATATCATTTGGTAGCACAATACAAGGTGCTCTAAAAATTGGTGGATTCCAAGACAGCACAGTTTTTGGTTCATCAGAAGCTGCTAACTTCTCAACAAGATCGTTTGTTGTATTTAAAAATAGCATAGGCACAATTAACTTAACTGGAGCTGGAACTGGTTACGTTGGTGGTGTTCAACCAGTATCTGCAACAACTAATCCTTATCAAATAGCAACTGCAACATGTACTCTTGCTTCTACAGGTATTTTAAAAGAATTTACTGTTACTTCTAGAGGATCGAGATACACATTATCACCTGACGTTGCTCTTACTGGCGGTGGTCAAGTATCAGCTGGTAGTGCAACTGCAGTCTTAGCAGCGGGTGGTGTAGTAGAGAAACTAACAATACAAGATGGTGGAACTAACTATGCAACAATAACTGCTGTAGTTGAATTGCCTGGTCAGCAAGTATTCACTGCAGATAGCACATATACAGATGACGATGGTAATAGTCAACCTGTTGTAGATACAACTAATAATACAATATACATACAAAACCATCCGTTTGAAACTGGTGATCAAATGGATTTAGATGCAACAACTCTAGATGCAGCTGCTGTAGCACCTGGTGGACTTACAGATGGAACCAGTTACTATTGCATTAGACAAACTAATAGTAACCTTGTAAAAGTTGCAGCATCACTATCAGATGCAAATGCAGGGAATGCAATATCACTATCATCTACTGGATCTACTCAGCAGTTCTTTATTGGAAGAAGAGCAACAGTGACTTTTACTCACACAGGTGGTGTAATCGACGCATACACTGTAACTGATGCAGGAACAGGATATACTAGTGCTCCCACAGTTACAATTTCCGATAGTGGAACTGGAGCTGGTGCTGCTGTTGCTGTTGATTTATCATATGCTGTGGATTCAATTGCAGTTGCAGGATCAGGAGAATATGCATCTGCTCCAACTGTATCAATTACACCTGGCACAGGAGATACTACTGGATCAGGAGCAGCTGGAACATCAACAATCGGATTCTCTGTTAGTACAGTTACACTAACAGGTCAGGGTTTAGGATATAGAAACCTTCCTACATTATCTCCATCAACAGGAGATGCTACAACAGACGCAATATTCACTCCTGTCATCAATGAGATAGAGGGTAGAATATCATCTGTAACTATTGCAGATGGTGGTATTGGATATACATCAGCACCAACTCTAACCTTTGAAGGAGGTGGTGGTACTGGTGCAACTTTAGATGCAAGCATTCAATCCTTAACAGGAACTATAACTGCTGCAGGATCTGGATATACAGCGGGAACATATAATAACGTACAGTTTAGTGGAGGAACCAATCCTACCACAATAGCAACTGCTGACTTTGTAATTCCAGGTTATGCAGGAACTATAACAAATGCAGGATCTGGATATGCAGATGGAACATATGATTTAACTCTTAGAAATACACCTACAGCAACTTACACTGTTACTGTTGCAGCAAGAGATAAACTAACACTTTCTGGAGTCACTGGAACTTATGCTGTTGGTAATACAGTTACAGGTTCTACATCTAACGCACAAGGAACGGTTACTTATGTTGCTTCAGACCAATCATTTTTATACATCACTACAAGTTCTGGAACATGGCAAGATTCCCAAACAGATAACGTTGTAAGTAACAGTGGTGCATCTGGTGTATTGGATGCATTGAGTAGTGGAGTCAACAGATACTTTATAAACTTAGGATCAGGAGCTCAGGAAGCACCATCATTTACATTATTAGATAATAATACATATCGTTTTGATACTAGCGATGCATCAAACGACACACATCCTTTACAGTTTAACTCTGTTGTTGGAATGATAACCAGACAGTATGGAACTGCGGGTACTGCAGGATCATATTTTGAGGTAGTTCTACAATCCGCTTCTGCTAACTCAACATCAACACTTTATCAGTGTGTTACTCATGGTATAGCCATGTCTGAGGATTCAACAGTAACAATTGCAGCTGGTTCAGTTGGGTCAGGTGGTGATCAGATGACTGCAAACGTAACTGTAAGTGGTGGATCAGTAACTGCAGTATCAGTTACAACTCAGGGAACAAACTATGCACTAAACGATGTCTTATTAGTAGATGATGCTGACGTTGGTGGTGGCGGTGGATCTGGATTCCAATATACTTTATCTTCTAACACTACAGGTATTACAGCAGTAACAAATATATCTCTGACTGGAGGACCTTACCAGATTGGTGATGTTCTTTCTGTAGATGATGCTACAGTTGGTGGTGGAGGTGGATCTGGTTTCCAATATACAGTCTCTAACGTAGGTTTCTGCACAGCACTAACCATAACAACAGGTGGTACTGCATACGAAGCAGCAGACACTTTACTTTTAGGACCTATCGGTGGAGCAGCAGTAGCACAAGGAACTGGTCTTACTGCAACTATTGGTTCAATAACAAGTGTAAAACAATTTGAGGTAAGTCAAGCGGGCACCATGACATTAGGTGCAACTGGTGATCCACAAATGGTTATTACTCCTGATGGAGGAATTACTTCTACTAACTTTACATTAGCACCATCTGGTAACATTAACTCTAAAGGAATTATTGCAACCGATGGAACATTTACTGGAGCATTTTCTGCTCAATCTACATCTGGATTTACTGGACTAGCAACATTTAATGGTGGTATTACAACTGCAGGAGTTACAACTCTTGTTCAAACCACTGCTAAATTTGCAGATGGAACTGCTGCAGCACCAACAATTACATTTGATAATTCGGCAACAACTGGTCTATTCAGACAAGATGCTGATAAGATTGGAATTTCTATTGCAGGAGCTGAGAAGTTTAGGTTAGATGCAACTAAAGGTTTTGATGCACCTTTACTTCAAGTTGATAGCACACTTGATGCAATAACTCCATTCTTTAAAGTTGATCCTGCTAACAACTTAATAACAATAGGACCTGCAAGTAATACATTAACTCTTGATAATACAAACACAATAGCATCTGCAGGAAGTAATTTAAATGTTCCATTAAATTTTGGAACTAAAGGTGGTGGAGACTTTGTATTTACAGGTGGAGCTAATAAAGATTTCAATATTACTGATGGGTCATCCAACGTAGTATCAATAGAAACTAGCACAGGAACTGCAACATTCTTAGGTAATCTAGATGCAGGAAAATTACGTGTTAGACAGAATGTAATTCAAAATAATAGTGCAACTGCAGCAAGAGCATTTGGTGAGGTTCTAGCACTAACAGTTACAGGAACTGGATCTGGATATACAGACGGAACATATACAGCAACTGCTACAACATCAAACGGAACTGGAACTGGATGTACAGTTACAGTCACAGTTTCTAGTGGAGACTTCTCTGCTGTAACAGTGGTTGCAAAAGGTCAGAATTATAGGGTAGGAGAAATTCTTACAATCACTGCAGCGGGTGGTGGAAGTGGTAGATCAGTTACAGTTTCTGATATAGATGGTCAAGGTGTTGTTTTAAAACCAGTATCAGGATCTAGTGTTTTATGTGATACTACTGGGTCTCTTGTAATTCCATCAGGAACTACAAACCAACGTCCAGACACATTAGATCGTATTACAGGTGCTATCAGATTTAACTCTACACAGTTACAGTTTGAAGGTTTCAATGGAAATGATTTTGTTTCTCTTGGTGGTGTTCGTGACGTTGACCAAGATACTTATGTACTAACTGAGTCTGCTCCTGCTGCTGACGAAGATACATTTGAATTCTTTAATATAGGTGTCAATTCATTATCAATCAGTCAAACTAAATTTACACTTAAAACTGCTAAGACATTTGATATTCAAGGAACATTAAAATTTGATGGAGTTACAGCAAACAGTGATCCTGTTGATGTTCTAAGAGGTGGAGTTTCTATTGCTAAATTTAGAGATAAGAAAGACTTAGAAATATGTGACGGTTCTACTTCTGGTTTAAGACTAAGATCAGTTCCACAACAGGGTACAATTGCAACTATCGGAACTGTAACATCCAATGGAAATAATTACGGAGTATCTCAGACATATACTGGAATCGCATCTACATCAAACTTTGAAGGAACAGGAGCAACATTTACTGTTGTAACGAACGGTAGTGGTGGTATCACATCAGTTGCTATTGCATCTGGTGGAACTGGATATGAAGTTGCTGAAGTTATTAATATTGCAGGAAACCTAATGGGTGGAGTTGCAGTAGATGATGACATATCATTCCCAGTTGCAACGATTAGTAGTCCTGCTGCACCATTTGCTAGAATGGATATTATTGCTCAAGACTTTATAACAAGGACAGATGGTAAGTCATTCTTGTCTATTGATGCTAACGGATCAGAAACAGCATGGAAGATAAACAGAGGATGGGCAAGTGCTACAGAAAACTATCTAACAGTATTTGATTCTAGTGCAACATTCATGGAACTAGATGACTGTCGTGTAGAAGGTGGTCAGTTATCATCCTTCCCAACATCTGCAACCGTAACTGCATTTGATAGAACTACATTCAAAGGTTCTAAGACACTTGTAACTATTGAAAGTGATGACAATAAAGTTCATATGCTTGAAGTTACAGTAGTCTGTGCTTCAAATGGAACAACTGCACATGCAACTGTTACCAACTCAATAACTTCTGACAACGATTTGATGGATGCAACCGTTGCTGTTGTTGGTAGTAACGTGAATATCTCACTAACAAAATCTAGTGCTGCTACATCATCATCAAACTTCACTGGTAGATTCACAACTACCAAGGTCAAGGTATAAATAACCTCTAGGTAATCTAAGACAAT